AAGTTCAAATTGTGTTCAATTATAGATAATTCATCATTTGTGAATATATCATCCAGTGTTACACAAGTATTGAGTACGTATGATGTATTTTCTAAATTATAGGTTAAACCAGGAGTCATGTCTTTATTCACTAATAATATGTTAATTTATTCGATTGTGCAATGCAACATAAATATTTGTCTAAGGGGAAAAATAAAACATGAACTTTTTGGCTAAATTACTACATTATTTTAATTTAAATTACAAATCGATATTAGAAAACTATATCGAAAGTCGAAATCCTACTAGTACAGCAGAAATCGATTTTTACACAAGAGAATTTGAAAGAAAGCATTTTGCTAGTTGGAATTATTGAATACTAATATCTTCCATACCTGCAGTACGCAATCTAGTAATATGACCCATCATGAAGTTTTTACTTTCTAAACCCTTCATTAATCCCAGCCATTTATTACGAAGCAATGCAACTTCATTAATTATAGTTTCATAATCGATTACTTCTTCTTCGCCATCAACATATTTTTCTGCATCGCGACTAGTTAATGCTCTAGCATAATTTTCTAAATATTTTTGAAAATGTTTACGACGAATTTTTCTTAGTTGTAAGTTTAAATAATTTAGTACAGCTTCAACTTCCTGAAGTTGATTAAATCTAAATTCAGTAATTCCAGGTAATGCGGCTACATTCTTTTCTAAATTACCTTTAATACCACATTCATATCTTGCTTGATCCAATTCCATTTCATAATATGCAATAAATTCAGGAATACAAGAAAGATCCTGTACTATTTTACTATACCACATTATTCGTCGTAGTCTTCGTCTGAATCGTCAATACCAGTTCCGCAATACTCATCAAAACTGCGTTTACAATAACCATCAATTGATCCAAATTCTTTAAGTTCTTCATCACTTAAAAAGTCAACCAATGTGCTCATTAATGTATCTGCTGCTTCTTGCCTATCTTTACTTACAATATATTGTTTTAAAATTGAATATACTTCAGATAAAACTTCGATATCAATTGCCATTTTTATTCCTCACTGATAGTAGCAACGGTAGCTGATTTTTTATGGGGATTATCCATAACATCTTGCATTACTTTGTCCAAGCATTGGTTTTCATTTTTTTCCCAATCCTTTCTAAAAAATTTAATTTCAGTACCATCTGCTAGGTTATATTTAAGCCTATTGCCATCTTTCACTAGATAACCTTTACCCTCAAATAAATCTACAAGACCACTATAAGGATTCATTCCTGTCTCGTAGGGAATCTTAACCTGTACAGCTTCAAAAGGTTTAGCATAACGAGTTTTCATAATCTTGCAGGCTGCACGAATACCTTTGACTTCGCTGACTTTGTTGCCGTCCTCATCCTCTTTGAGTTTAAGTTTACGCATAGCGACAACGATTGAGCTTGCATAGATAAAGCCCTGACCACCTGAAATTTTATCGTCAGGATCAAACATATCCTGTGATGCGTAGGTGTGGTTAGTTGCAACGAGCCCAATATTCAAATCACCAAACATATTAACACAATTACGAACCAATGCGGTCAATGCCTTAGGTTTACGGCCCATATCGCCTTTAAGATCACCGGCTTCGAATTGATTAACATCGGTAGGGGTTAATAGCATACCGAGACTATCGAGTACAAATAAAACTTTAGGCCTATCTACTTCAGGTAAGGCTTTATATTCCTTTACAAATTCACTAATCATTTTGGCTACATCATCAATCATTGCCATATTAAGTTTTAGTAATTTGTTTTCACTAGTATCAACCCCAAGGGCATGAAGCCAAGCTTCATCTAATGCATTTTCAGTATCAATTAGAACTGTATAGATACCTTTTTCTTGTGCATTTTTAACTAGATTACCCGAACAGATAAAACTCTTACCTGCACCCGATTCTCCTGCAAAAGTTGTAACTTTGCCCAAGGGTACACCTTTGTTAAAGTCCCCACTAATAAGATAATTTAGTGCATAGTTGTTAGTGCTAATCCAGTCAGTTGGATCTTTAAATCCAATACTAATCCCGTCAATACTTTTTGTAATACTTTTTCTAAATTTCGAAACATCGAAGGGTTTTGTTGTCATATCAATTTCCTTTTTTATCGGGACCTAAAGGCAGTTCTTTATGACTTACAACGATATCGGATCGCCCGATAGCAGTTAACCACATATTCAAATGTTTAATAATAGCTGAGTTATCTTTAGGATTATCAAACCTAACATCGATATCAGTTACAGTATCTCCTGTTTGTTCTTCTCGGCTATTGTAGCTCAATGAAAAATTTTCATTTATCTTTAATGATCGTGCCATAATGTTATCCTTTGTTTAAAAATGAGGGCGTAGTTAAACGCCCTCTCTGCAGCATATTATTGTTTCTGACGATTACGAATCATGGCCAAAATATCTTCAGCACGTTGGCTGCTTGGTTTGGCCGATGTAGCCACCGGCTGTACTTCAAATGGTGGTTCATCATCATCTTCTTGAATAGGCTGTGCAGCAGGTTTAGCTGCCGGACGAGCAGCGGGACGAGCAGTTGCTACTGGTTTTTCTGTTGGTTCATCGTCAACATCTACAGCACTGGGTGTTGCTGTAGAATTGCTATAACCCAAAGGTTTGAAATAGCTTGCCCATTTTGGTTGATATAGTTCACCATTAACACTAGCTTCAAACATTTCTTTCATGATTGCTAGTTCAGTATCATCTGGTCGTTTTGGAAGGAAATCTGCCAAATTAAATAGACCATACTTTTCAATTGCATCACGTTCAGCTTGTGTTAGTGCACTTTCTTTCCTAGCCCAAGTGCTAGTATTGTAATCAGCATAACCTGCTTTGCTGATTTTTTTGATATTAAAATCTAATCCAGCATCATAGTCTGTTGGTAGATTTTCTAGTTCAGTATCCATTAGTGCATTTTTAATCAAATTAAAAATTTGGCTACTAATAACGAATCGACGAATTGGATTCTCTGGGATCTTATCATCTGCCAAAGGATTCTCGCGTACAAAACCTTGAAAGAGATAGGATTTTTTCTTCCAATACTTACGACCCATTTCTTCAAGACTTTTATCTTTAAACCAAGTACGAACCTCTGCTAGAATAGGGCAGGGTTGACCCCACATTTCAACGCAAGGGACTGTTACCATAGTTGGTTTGCTATCTGGTTGTCCTTCGATGCCACTAAATGGTAAACGAATCATTGCTCGTTCGATCCAAAAGAAAGTATTCTTTGGATCTGCATCTGGAAGGAAACGAACTCTTGCTACTGTATTTTCTGGAATATTCCAGTGTGCGTAGATGGCGTAATCGCCGACTTGAATGTTACCACTTGAACGATCTGATTGTGCCTGAAGTCTTGCTCTAATTTCTTGTAAACTGGTTGCCATAATGATTTCTCCTTAATATGTGCCATAATTATGTGCCTAGATATACAACACACCGCGCATTGTATAACATATGTATTTAGTCTGTCTAGTAGAAAGATAAAATTCATATGCACAGATAGATTATATCTGATGCAAAGGATAAAAGCAAATTATTTGGCTAAACCGGCTAGTCTTTTCAAAAAAGATAAACCATTGGATTCTTCTAATGGCGGATTGCTATTCAATTCTCTTTCATTAGCACTGGATCCATAGATACCATAGTTATAGTTTTGTACTTCAAACTTTGGCATTTTTGATCCTGGATCTGCATCTGCCAAAAAGTCTTTGGCACGTTCTATTTCTTCTTTACTATCAAGATATATAATACCATCTTGAATGTTAAAGTTAAATTGATTATCTCTTAATATTGCTTCAATTTTTGGATCTACAGTTTCATTATCGATTACACTGTCAGTGTTTTCTTCCATATTTACTTCTAGATCTCTTTGTTGTTTATTAGCTTCATCTGTAGGATTAGTGGGATTGTCTAAATGCTCTGTAATTTCGTTAGCCCACCCTTCAAATTCAGCCAATTCCTGTTGCTTTTTAGCTTTTTTAAATTCTCTATCAACTAGAGGTAATGCAACAGATAGGCGTTCATCAAAAACTTTACGACTAAATCTTTCTTTAAGACCATCTAAGTCTGGGGTATTTTCTTCCACCTGTTCTGGTTGCCATAGATCTTTATATTGTTGATACCCGCGTTGCCCTTTTAGACTGTGTAGTGTTCTATGTAAATGACCATAGTAATTGATTGCAGACTCTACCATAGTTTGAGTTTCGCTATCTTCAAAAACTCTACCACGCATATTTCGTACAAAAAATCTAAGTTGACTCATTTCTGTTATAATGCCATTGATATGTTGCCCAAAATCATCATATAAAGTTCCACCATTTTTTACATGACGTGCGTATGCTCTTGCACCACTTAAACTAGTTCCTTCAGGACACAAAAATCTCTCGCCATAACTATTTTCTATAAAAAGTTTTTCTATATTTCTGGATCTTGCATTGTGTAGTTCTGGATTAATAATAGATTTGTGTCTGGCGATTATTCTCACAGGACCTAAATTTTGATAGCTGCTTCTAGAAGTTCCTGTCATACTTTCTAGCATAGGTCTATCATTTATTAAATCTATATTTCTTTGTACAGGTTGTTGTCTGGGAACATCGTCTCTTGGAACATATGGTGGTTTACTGATATTTTGATCTTTAAATCCAAATACATTACGTATAGCAGTTTTCTTAATACCATGTCTAAAATTCTTCCATGCTTCCTTTTGTCTAGGAGTCATTCTTTTATCGATATCTTCTTGATAAATTAGTTTTACTTCTCGTTGTTTTTGATTATTTTCTGAACCATCACTTATACTAACTGTGACTACAGTAAAACTATCCCCTTTTATAAAAGGAAAACTAAAATATCGTGCTTGTTGAGGATCTGTTGTTGTTTTACGATTCTCATCACGCATTTCAAATCCTGATTGGTAAATATTCAGAATTTTATCATGAATTGCTTCTGCTGCTTGTTCAATGCTTATCATAGTATATTATTTAGCCCTTTTTTTGTTTATCCCATCATGAATGGCATGGG